CTGCCAAGACCTGTTGATGAAATGAAAGAAGAGATGCAGGGATTTATAGAAAGAAGTAAAAAGGAAATTGATGAGATTTCCGACAAAAGAAATCTTCACTTAGAGAAGATTAGAGAGAAAAATTATGAGCATATTCTTTAGTTTAATACTAAAAAGGTGGAGAGAACTATTTATAGTATTCCTCCTCGGAATCATACTTCTAATGAGAGGTTGTGGTTCTGAAAATTATGGTGACAAAGAAATCATCGATGTAGATGGTAAAGACTACGAACTATTAGAACAGAAAGTAGATACTGTATTCGTAGAAAAAGAAGTGGTTGTTGAAAAATACATCCCTAAATATATTACAAAAGAAGTAATTAAAGAAGTTGAGATACCAGCAAATGTAGATTCACTTGCAATCGTTAGACAATACTTTGCATCTTACAAAGTTGTAGATACATTGAATCTACAATATGACTTTCCTGATGAAGTTACTGACGTAGATGGTAATAAACCAGTTGGTGATTTAGGATTTGGAGTATTGACCGACATAATTTCACAGAATGCAGTACAATCAAGAGAAATCGAATGGAATTTTAAGATACCTACTGTTTATAACACTACAATTGTAAAAGAACTACCAAAAAATGAATGGTATGTTGGATTTGGTGGTGGATTTGACCAACCAAACTTCCTAAATAACATTAGAGGTAGTTTAATGTTGAGAACTAAGAAGTTTAAGGTCTTCACGATAGATTTAGGTTTATCAAATCAAGTACAAGACCCAATTATTGGAACTTCTAAATTAGAACCATTCGTTGGTGGTTCGATGTATTGGAAATTAGGTAAAAAAGAGTAATGGCTAAGCAAAGTCTAAAGGAAATAATCAAAATTGAGTACCAAAAGTGTGCTGCAGACCCAATTTACTTCATGAAGAAGTATTGCATGATTCAGCATCCTGTTCGTGGTAAAATTCCTTTTCACTTATATCCATTTCAAGAAAAAACCTTAACAGAATTTACAGAAAACAGATATAACATCGTACTTAAGTCTCGTCAAACAGGTATATCAACCTTAGTTGCGGGATTTTCTCTTTGGAAGATGTTATTTAATCAAGATTTCAACGTACTTGTAATTGCAACTAAACAAGAAGTAGCAAAAAACCTTGTAACAAAGGTTAGAGTAATGAATGACTTCTTACCGAGTTGGTTAAAACAAACAACGGTTGAAGATAATAAACTATCCTTAAGATATTCTAACGGTTCACAAGTAAAAGCAACCTCTTCGAGTGGTGATGCTGGTCGTTCTGAAGCACTATCCTTATTAGTATTTGATGAGGCAGCGTTCATTGACAATATTGAAGACATATGGGTATCGGCTCAATCTACATTATCAACGGGTGGTAATGCAATTATCCTTTCAACACCAAATGGTGTGGGTAATTTCTTTCACAAAACTTGGGTAGGAGCTGAAGAAGAGGAAAACGGTTTCAATCCTATCATGTTACATTGGTCAGTACATCCCGAAAGACAACAAGATTGGAGAGATGAGCAAGAAAGACTATTAGGGCCAAAAGGAGCTGCTCAAGAATGTGATTGTGACTTTGTTTCTTCTGGTGATACTGTAATAGACCCTCAACTACTACAATTTTACAAAGAATCATTCTGTCAAGAACCGATTGAGAAAACAGGATTCGATGGAAACCTTTGGAAATGGGAATATCCAAATTATAACAAAGGATATATGGTGGTAGCTGACGTTGCTCGAGGTGATGGAGGAGATTACTCAGCTTGTCACGTAATTGATATACAAGAAGCGGCACAAGTTGCAGAATACAAAGGTAAGTTGGATACGAAAGCCTATGGTAACTTCCTTGTGGCTCTCGCAACGGAATATAATAATGCATTACTTGTAATTGAAAATGCAAACATTGGTTGGGCAACAATCCAACAAGTAATCGATAGAGGATATCAGAACTTATTCTATATGAGTAAGGATTTAAAATACGTAGATGTAGAAAATCAGATGACAAATAGATATCGTGCCGAAGAAAGAGGTATGGTTGCTGGATTCAGTACTACATCTAAGACAAGACCACTAATCATATCCAAGTTAGATGATTATTTTAGGGACAAATCAGTAACAGTTCGTTCATCACGATTGATTGATGAAATGTTTACATTTATTTGGAAAGGAAATAGAGCAGAAGCAATGCAAGGTTATAATGATGACCTTACAATGTCTTTCGCGATAGGTTTGTGGGTTAGGGATACTGCTTTGAGATTAAGACAAGAAGGTATTGACCTAACCAAACAAGCTTTGACTGGTATTGGACAACAAACACATGGGGCAGTCTATGGTGGAAATTCATTACCTGGTCATATGGAACACAATCCATGGCAACAAGAGACAGGTGATGGACAATTCGAGGACTTAACCTGGTTAATTAAGTAATATGTTAAAATCTTATATTTATATTGTATAAGGAGTATACTATGGATGAAATAACTAAAGCACTTTATTCAAATTTTGTAAACACAATCAGAGAAGCTTCTGATGAAATCGAAGAATATGATTGTGCTAATGAACAAGACTATAACGAGATTATTGAATTTTTAAAAAACTATAAACCTGAAGTTAACGAAGCAGAATACCAAGGAAGAAAAGTAAAACTTGGTAAACCAATGCAAGGTGATGTTAAAAAATTCAAGGTTTATGTGAAGAACCCACAAGGTAACGTGGTAAAAGTTAATTTCGGTCAAGGTGGTGGTGCCAAAGGTGGTACAATGAAAATCAGAAAGTCAAATCCACAAGCTAGAAAAAACTTTAGAGCAAGACACAACTGTGATAATCCTGGCCCAAGACATAAGGCAAGGTATTGGTCTTGTAGAAAGTGGTAAATAAAAGGTTATAAATTAAAAAAACAATAAAATGGCAGATACTTCATTTTTTGGTAGATTGACGAGATTATTCTCGACTCAAGCTATTGTTAGAGTAGATAGTAAAGGTAGACGTAAAGTTGTTGATACCGACAACAGACAACGCACCAATCTTTCTACACTAAGAGATAGATATACCAAACTACAAAAGACTCAATACGAGATGGCAGGTTCGGCACAATCGATGGCGTACCAACAAGTTCGTAGAGAGATATTCAGAGATTATGATGCAATGGATAATGACCCAATTATAGCATCAGCTCTTGATATATTCGCTGATGAGTCAACTCTTAAAAATGAGTTTGGTGATATTCTCACAATTCGTTCATCCGATGAGAATGTACAAGCGATTCTAAACAATTTATTTTACGATATCATGAACATCGAGTTCAATCTTTGGCCTTGGGTTCGTAATATGTGTAAGTACGGAGATTTCTTCTTAGGTCTTGAGATGGCAGAAGGAAAAGGTATTGTAAATGTAACTCCTTATTCGGTATACAATACAGAAAGATTAGAAAGAACAGACCCAGAAAATCCAAACTATGTGAAGTTTCATATCGAAGATGATGTTAACGGAAAAGTTGACTACGAAAATTATGAAATTGCACACTTTAGATTATTAGCAGATACTAACTGGTTGCCATATGGTAAATCAATGATTGAAAACGGAAGAAGATTGTGGAAACAATTATCTCTTATGGAAGATGCAATGTTGATTCACAGAATCATGAGAGCACCTGAAAAAAGAGTTTTCAAAATTGATATCGGTAACATTCCACCGAATGAAGTTGACAATTATATGCAGAGAATCATCAACAAGATGAAGAAAGTCCCATTCATGGACAGAAACACAGGTGATTACAACTTGAAATATAATATGCAGAACCTAACTGAAGATTTTTACTTACCAGTTAGAGGTGGTGATAGTGGTACAAACATTGAAAACTTAAGTGGATTAGAATATTCATCAACTGATGATATCGATTACTTGAAAGCTAAATTGTTTGCAGCACTTAAGATACCAAAAGCTTACTTAGGTTACGAAGAACAAATCAATGGTAAGGCAACACTAGCAGCAGAGGATGTTAGATTCGCCAGAACTATTGAGAGAATACAAAGAATCATCGTATCTGAATTAAGTAAGATTGCAATCGTACACTTATACTCACAAGGTATTACTGATGAACAAATGACAAACTTTGAATTATCATTAGTAAACCCATCTACAATTTATGAACAAGAAAAGGTAAACTTGTGGAGTGAGAAAGTAAGATTGGCACAAGATATTCAAGGATTAAATATGTTATCAAAAGATTGGGTATATGAAAACATCTTCAAGATGTCAGACGAAGAGTACGCAAAACAAAAAGGTAGCATGATTAATGACCTAAAAGATAGATTCAGATATCGTTCAATTGAAGATGAAGGAAATGACCCAGCAGCTGAAGACGAAGAACCAACAGACGTTGAAGAGTCATTGGAAAATCTCAAAAATGAATTAAAAAACAAAGGGGGTAGACCGAGGGAAGGTAATACTTATAAGAAGGACAAACATCCTTACGGAAGAGACCCACTTGGGGACGATGAACGTACTAAGACTAATAAACGTCAAACACGAGAAGGAAGAGTTTCTAAAGAAAGAGCTTCACAGATTGTGAACGGAGTTGCTTCGAAACGTAAATATCTACATGAAAATGATATGTTAAGTGAAGATAATCTTCTGAGTGACAATGAAATTTAAGTTTAACTTTATATTTTTATATTTATTATTAGAGTTTTAGTACACTATCATAATTAGTAAGGAAAAAATGAAAAAAATAAAACACAGTAAGTTTAAAAATACGGGTATCCTATTTGAACTTCTCGTGCGCCAGATTACATTAGAAATTTTAAATGGTGGAACGGAAGTATCTAAACAGATTGTCCAAGAATTTTTTAAACAAGGCACTGAACTTTCTAAGGAGAAAAAATTGTACGATTTACTTCTAAACGAAAAGTATAATTCAGAATCTCGTGCCGAAAAATTTATCGATTTAGTTGTAGAGGCTCATCAAAAAGTAGACTTTAAACAAATCCAAAAAGAAAAATACAATCTTATAAAAAGAATCCAAGAATCTTTTGAAATTGATGAATTCCTTAATTCACCAATTACAAATTACAAAACTTATGCATCTATATATAAGTTATTTGAATCAAAAAGACAAGATGGGTTTGATATCAAAGACGAACTTAATGCAAGATTCACAATTGTAGAACACGTTATTAACAGTTCTATAAAAAACAAAGAGAAAATTGTTGAACCTAAGGCTTTAGAAGCATATAAGAAACAAGAAAAAGATGTACGTCGTCTTACTTACAAAATTTTAGTAGAAACATTTAACAAAAAATATAGTAAGTTAGATTCTGTACAAAAGAATCTATTAAAAGAATATATTAACAACATTAACAACACTTCTAAGTTTACAGGATTTTTTGCATCTGAATTGAAAAAAACGATTTCATCATTGAATGAACAGTATAACAACATCGATGACAAAATTACTAAAATAAAACTTAAAGAAACGTTAAACGTTTTGAGAAAACAAAAGTTAGGAAGAAAGATTTCTGATTCTCAAGTTTCATCGTTGATGCTTGCATACGAATTATTAAAGGAACTTAAAGATGTCAGAAAAAACCTATAAAGAAATAATAGAAGACCTTATTCGTGAGGTAGAAGAGGAGTTAGATGAGCATAACACAACTGCTAATGCAGATGGGTATCAAACTCCTTTTGCATTTTCGGGTAAAGGTAAAAAAGATAGAAGAAAACAAATCGCTAAACAAGGAGGATATAAAATCGTGGGTGAGGCCAAAGTAAAAAGACCAGTTAATAGATGGTTGGAACTTAAGAATGACCAATCACGTTCTCCTAATCAAAAATTAGCGATGGGGTTGAAAGAATTAAAATATCAGTTAGCAGAAGTTGAGAAGTTTTTCAATTGGTATAACAAGATAAAAACGATGAATGAGTTGTCCAAAGATACATATTGGAAAAGAACCAATCGTCATATTTATAATGTAAAGGAAAGACTAATTAACATAGCTAATAGTATCAAGGAGTTAGACCAATGAAAATAACTAAAAGTAGATTAAAAGAAATCATTGCTGATGTAATCCAAGAAGAATCTGATTACCAAGCGTTTTTTAAGAAGGCATTAGAAAAGGCTGGAAAGTCAATTCCACAAATGTCAGACCAAGAAAAGAAAGACTTTTTCAACAAAATAGAAAAAGCTTGGCAAGGTAAGGGAGAAAAGACTGAAGGTAATGCTTTTGGTGCTG